GCTTTCTTTGCCTTTTCCCAGGAAACGGCCTGAAACCATCCGTCATCAATCTCGGTCCGACCCCCACGACTTTTGTCATGGGGGTCAGCCATATCAGATTCTATTCCTGCTTTCCGTTCGTGCTTCACCTGATCTTTAACGGATTCATACATACCGCTCCTGCGCGGACTCCAGTTGGTCCAGTGCACCACATAGGGCATAACGCCCTCCTTTCTCGCTGGTGTTACGCGGCAGCAGAACTGTAAACGAACTTAACCAGTCCGGCGCTCGTGCGCATAATTTCATGCACGGCAAATGAACCAGCCCCGGGAATGGATTTAATGTAATCACCCTCAACTACGCCGACCTTGCTCAACGCATTGCTAGCCGCATCAGAGGCTGCGGCAACCTTGGACACGGCGTCTGAAGCACTAGCAACGGCAACCCCGGCCTTTGAGGCCGCATCGGATGCAGCAGTAGAAGCAGCCGTAGCTTTCGATAGGGCGTTTGAGGTCGCATCAGACATAGCCGCAACCTTAGAGGCCGCATCACTAGCTGCACTTATCGCATCTGATGCGTTTGAAATGGCTACGTTAGCCTTGGAAAGGGCCTTACTAGCCGCGTCTGAATTCCCTGCGCACTTAGAGATAGCGTCAGAGATAGCTAATGGATCAAAACTAAAACTTAAGTCAGCCATTATATTTCTCCTTCAGAGGGAACGTATTCATAATTAGAGAGTCGCGAGCCTTCGAGTTAACTTCTCAACGCGACCCTGGTAATATTTCCGGCCATTCTGTGCATTGGTAATTTGCATAGTGAGTGGGGCGATAAGGACTTCCAACCGGGCAAGCTCTGCATCCAAGGCCAAGAGTCTTTCCTTGGCGCTGTTGAGTTTTCTTTGAACTTCTTCTTTTTCGTTCTCCATTTTATGGCTCCGGTGTACTATCATACACTACTACGATATGTTTACTAGCATCCAAGCGTAATGCGATCACGCGGTATTCTCCGCTTCCCGGATTGGAAAGGATCGTAGGATACACCGTAGGTGCAACCTCTGGGATGCTATCATAAACAATAACGATATGTTTACTTGCATCAAGTCTGACATCCTTTATCCGGTACTCGCCAACTTGGGGGTTAGACGCAATTGAACTCCAAACAGCACCTCCCGTGCCCACAACATGGACGTCGATACCATCCCAATACTTGAAGACGGCAGCTGTTCTATTAAACCAGGCAGAACCCGCTTCAGCTGCGCCCCAAAACGTTGTATCAGGATCATTCTCATATGACCAAAGCCAAATAAGAGAACGAGGCTCTGGTGGGTGACATATTGTCATTGCTTTTAGAAGTGAACAAAGATACTCGCGTTAACCGTAGCGTCTCTTCCAGTACCACCTGCAGCTGCGTTCGCAACAGAATACAACCGAACAGCCTCTATCCCACAAACTAGCGGAATAGTTTCTTGTATGGCAGCTACACCATTCATCGCAATTACTTTTGTCAACCAGGGAGCCGTATCCCATGTGTCATGAAGGGCGTCATACGCTTGAAAGACGAACGTAATGTTTTCAGAGCAGGCCGCAAGCGCACCTTTAACGTAGAACGTTATCGACGCATCGAAGGCGCCCTCTGTTGAAATCGTTTGTGCTACAAACTGTGTTGGTGTAATAGCGGTTGCGTTAACCAACGCGAGATAATCACCAGCTGGTATACATTGATATCTCTTCATGTTTTCTTCTCCTGCAGCTTGGGCAGAATCGAAGGTGGAACACTCTTAGGTACCATAGCTTTTATGGTCTGAATAAGTCTCAGCGCCCCTTCAGTTCGATAGCCTTCTGCGGTAAGTGCCTCAACCTGCTTCGTAGCTTCGGCAATCTGTCCCTGAAGAACTCCATGAACATTTTTAAGGTTCTGTTCCAGGTTCTCGAGCTGCTGACTCTCTTCAGGGGTCATGAAATTTTTCCCGAAGGTATAACCATCTTCGGTACCTGTATGAGAGGCTTGTTGAGTAACCCTTGCGCCTTAAAAGAGGCTAGGAGACGCATTTCACCTTCAACGCGATGAAGCTCGTCTGAAACACCTTGTAGACGGTTTTGCGCCTCCGAGAACTGGTTCTGGAGAGTCTTATACATGTTGATAAGATTCTTCTCCATCTCTTCCACAGACATTGCCTTTTCTTCCATAACACACTCCTTATAAAGATAGGAGAGGCCCTTGCGAGCCTCTCCTTGAAGACTTAGTCAACTTGGATACAGAGTACGTACACGATTGCAGTGTCAGTGCCATCGGAGCTAATTAGGTAGAGATCCTGTCCAGCAGTGATAGTGTGTTGAGCGGAGTCGATGGAGTTCGCACGTGTAAGAGCTTTATCCGCGCCGTAGGACACAGTAGCTGTGATAGCGGTACTTCCGTTGTCCTTGAGCTGCCAAGTTCCGGAACACGCCTTAGTGGCAATTGCCCACGCATCGAGAACGCGGAGCTTGACCGGAGCGGAGTCGGTGACCTTGACGGAAGCAGCACCAGTGTTAACCCCAATTAGGATAAAGGGAATTCCGTGTGTGGCGTTTGTGCCAGCAATGTGGTCCGTGTTGGTTGTTCCAAGACCTGTGATAGTGTTTGAGGCCGCGGCGATCGTTTTGTTCGTGAGGGTCTGGATAAAGTCTGCGAAGACGAAAATATCATCTCCCGCCAGGAGGGGCAGTGTAGCAACACGATCCGCAGCGATTGCACTCGGCGTAACGACGTACTGGAATGTGCCCGCGAGGTTGTTAATCTCGGGCGTGGTCAGAACTGGTGACGTGAGCGTCTTGTTAGTAAGTGTCTGGATGAAGTCCGCGAACACAAAAGTGTCATCTCCCGCTAGGAGCGGCAAGGTAACATTTCGGTCAGCAGCGAGGGCGCTTGGTACAAAGACGTACTGGAACGTACCTGCAACGTTGTTAATTTGTGGAGTCGTAAGAACAGGTGATGTGAGGGTCTTGTTTGTCAGGGTTTGAATGAAGTCAGCGAAGACGAAAGTATCGTCTCCAGCCAGAAGAGGTAGTGTAACATTACGATCAGCTGCGAGTGCGCTAGCAACGAACACGTACTGGAAGGTTGCAGCAACATTGTTGATCTGCGGGGTTGTAAGAACGGGGGAAGTCAACGTCTTATTCGTGAGTGTCTGAGCAGCCGCGACGAAGACGAAGGCATCGTCACCGAGAGGATCATTGACATCTAGGTGCCGTGCAGCAGCAGGAGAGTTGAAGTGAAGAGTGTAATCGCTAGCCCCAGCTTCAGCAACTGTAGTCTGTGCAATAGTACTAGCCATAGCAAGAGCGGGCTGATCCCAACTTGGGTTAGCTCCAGCACCCCCTGTCTTCAGGTAGTAGTTCGCTGTTCCGGCTACTAGCCTCGTCCAGTTGGTACCATTAAAGTAAATAATGTCGCCTTGTAGCTGCCCTGCGATCTTGAGCTGGGTAAGAGGAAGATCTGTTAGAGTGTTGTCATCGCCATCGATAGCCTTGTTTGTGAGTGTCTGGGCGAAAGCCGCAAAGACGAAGGTATCTCCAGCACCCAAGAGCGGTAGGGTTACGATCCTATCAGCAGCAAGTGCGGAGGGGGCAAAAATGTACTGGAAGGTCCCTGCCAGGTTATTAATCTCGGGCGTTGTCAAAACGGGAGATGTAAGCGTTTTGTTCGTGAGGGTCTGCGCTACCCCAACATACGCGACATCAGCAGCAGCTCCAGGATCTTGGAAGGTAACGACTCTAGATACCGCAGGAACTGCATAACTTATTGTTAGGGTATTTCCAGCAGGCAGCCCAAACACCGCGCTAGTACCTAGATAAGCGCGCCTCCAAGGAATAGCTGCCGAACCTAAGTCGTCTGTGTTCGACGTGTCAGAGATGAGCGAGGTGTTAATTGCAACCGCAGATAGGTTGTCTAAGGCGAGCGAAGCGGATGCACCTGCAGCCATCCCGAAGACGGTACCATCACCATCCTGGTTTGTAGGAAGCGCACTGTGTTTACGAAAAGCCCCCGTATGATCTGCCCAGAAATACCAGGTAGCGATTACACCTGTATCGTCTACCGAGTCGAGACAGAGAATAGCAGGCATGTTCAGCTTGGGCTGCGCCTGAATGTGTCGAATAGCACGATAGGTGAGTCCATCACCATCATGCCTTTCTCCATGTCTTATAGTCATTTGCTTCTCCTATAACGGATTAAGGGGCTCTTACGAGCCCCATCATCCATCAGGTTCAGACTCCGGCGGAGCCGTATACGCCGTACCAATGTGTAAAGCCCCACGAAGCACGGAAACGGACCATATACTTCGCGTTGCCTGTGTTCGGGTCGTCATAGCCGCGGAAGGCCGGCTTAATGCGCCAGAACATCTTGAGATAGTGATCATCCTTCCGAGACAACAGCCACCAGGCGTCATCGTCAGACAGGTAGTGGAGAATCATCTTCTCAAGTTCCCACTCCCTAACAGCGTTGATCTCGTTGTCACTTGTGAAGGGCTGCAACGTGCTACCCAGTGTCTGCGTAATAATCCTGCGTTGTTTCGGACCGCTAACGATGTACTTCGGCCGAATCATCATCGGCAAGCCGTTGTCGTCAGTTAAGGTCTCCCAGGATTCTGTAGCACTATTAAGTGCTGTAGGATCGAAGTCAACGGTTACGCCCGCTGGCATGTTAGAAATCAAACCGCCAGCTACCTTGAGCTGGGTATGATTTGCATTGCACAGCGAGAGACCATCAACACCCTTATACAAGGCGTTGAACGCGTGGTTCAGAACGCCTGCACCCAAGGTGTCGAGGGTTTGCTTGACCGCAATGGCGAGAGCCTTCGAGGCTCTAGAAACGATGTTGTAGAGTTCGTCTTCGATACACTCTTCGGTCACTTCGTAGCCGAGAGCGTATGTCTTGTGCAGGTACTGGAGCTTGTCAGAGAGTGCCATAATGTCGACTGCCGGCTGTACGCCTTCACCCTTCTCCGGCACCAAACCGAAGCCAGCGACAACCGCGTCTTCTTCCTGCCTCTTTGTGCTTGACTCGACGTTTAGGAACTGGGTGTACTCTTCCGGGTACGAAGCGTAGTTCAATAGATAAACCTTATGCAGTCCCGGATACATAAGGTTTGCGAAACCACTTCTCATCATTGGGCTAGCCATGTTAGTACTCCCTTACGTAGCCGGTGCCGGCTCTACGGAAGATCACACCGACCTTGCCATTGACTGTGCCAACCTCGTCAATGAACTCCTCGATGATTACCTGGTCCCTAGTGTTGGAGTCCTTATCGACCTGCCAAACACCCGAAGAAGCCTCGATGTCCCAGACATCTCCGAGATCTGCAGCCTGGATAGCGTTCAGACCAGCCGTGCCTTGAACGCACATCTGAATTACGGTCATGTCGGTAAGGATTAGAACGTCTACGATTGTGCCAGCGGGAGCAGCAGTCACCGCCTCCAGCGACAACGCGCCGATAGAAGCCGGGTCTCCCCCGCATAGGACCGCTAACCCAGCCGTGAGGGTAAGCGGTTCACCCACCTTGAAAGTCTGACCTGTAGTTACAGGCCACTGCTTGATGACAGGTGGAGTACCATCAAGCATTTTCCACAGCCGAGCTGCTGAAATAGCCATGCTTACTCCTTGTCTTCAACGATTGGTTTGAAGGCCTTGTGTGAGGAACCTAACTCGCGTTTGATGTCCTCACCTGCCTTCTGATAGTTTTGCTGGATAAGATCGAGGCGACTCCTGGTCTTTGCTTCGTTCTTCTTCTCCTTAAGTCTTGCTGCAGGCTCTGAGATTCTCGTGAGAGCTAGACCTCCGACCTTAATCTGGCCGTCGGCAGTTGCATGCTGCTCGAGGATTGTCCCCTTTATTTCGGGGTCCCCTAGGCGAAGAAACTCATAACCCTCTATCTTTTTCCGGCTTACATTTTCGGGTTCTAACCGCACAAAGCGGTAACGTCTTCCTGGCTGCTTCTTAATTTGGCCAGCCATATCGTCAAGTATACCCACGTTACTTCTCCTTCTTTAAGGTGGTAACATCCACCGGTAATTTGAATCTTTCGTACTCTTCATCCGTTAGGTTGAAGCGTTTTGCGATTTCCTTCTCCTCAGTCGTCAGGCTAGGTGCCCCAGTTGCAGGCGGCGTGGAGGTAGGCCCAGGTTGCGGAGGCGGAGGAGGTGACTTTGTATTTTTCAGCTGATCTGCCTTAGCCATTCGGTAAGCGTAGTCCCAACCATAGTCAGGGTGTACGCGATACTCTGGCCCCATCTTGTTGAAATAGGTTGTTGCAGCCTCTTGTACAGCCTCGAAATCAGGTCTGTTTGACTTGACAACCTCCTTCATCAAGGAGCTGAGACCATCGATAATAGGTTGCAACCCCTTACCAACAACGTCGTTAATAGCTTTCTGTTGCTCCGTGTCGAAAGCATCCATTGGATTAGCTGGGGGCGTTCTTTCAGCTGCATGAGCTTCTAGATCCGTGAGCTTATTTGCAACATAGGTACGCCACTGAGCAGACTCTTGTTCGGCCTTGGTCTTAGCCTTCTCGGCCTCACTATAACTCTCTAAGACGTCGGCAAGAGTCTTACCCCTAAACTTCTCAGGAACCTTATCTCCTTCGAGCTTTGCAGCAAACGGATCGGCTGCAGGTGGAGGAGTTCCTTCTGCTGGAGGGGCCGGAGGCGTTATGCCTGGTTGTCCCTCGATTGGGTCTGCCATAATGTTACTCCTTAAGATCTATTTCCCCACTCAAAATGAGCGGTGTGTTAAGTACGTCATCAAGCACCGATATCTCAGCCCTCTTCAGGTATACCTGCTCCAGGGGGCAGGTTCTCAAATTGTCCAGGGCCACCTCCCGGCGCTCCCTCAACTGCTCCTTGAGCTGGAGCCATACCGGGTTGTCCAGAAACTCCACCAAGTCCTGCTGCGAGATTGACATTAGGACCACCTCCCGTCAAAGGCTCGAATACGTCAGTGTATATCTCAGGTGACATCTCACCATAAGTTGTGAGAACCTTATTCATCTTATCTGAGGCTGCTTTTGCTATATTGAGTATTGACTCACGTAGAGGCCCAGTAGTCGTTGGGGCATTAGCCATCAGTAACATCTGCGTCATCTGTTGGTAGTAAGCAGCCAGCATCTGCATAGTAGCAACAGCGTCTTGTTTCTCGACCTCTTTGTTCATCGCAACATGGGACACACTAGAGATCATGCTCAGCGACATATATGGAGGAGTCTCAGGTAGATCTAAGAACATCTGCACATACTTGCCCTTTTCCCCTAGGACCATGTAGGGCTCCTTAGGATCAAGGCGCTCATGCATCTCACGTATGTTGAACATTCCGAGGTCGTCAAGAGAGTCACGTATATCTCGGATAGTTAAGTCGAATCGGCGTTGTCCTTCCTGGATAAGAGCGAGCGTTCCGGTCGCCGTTGCTCTCCCCGCCGCTATAGGAGACTCTCTCCCCAGTGCGTAGTCACTAACGCCGGAACGCCGCTCACCTAATTCCCAAATAGAACGAACGAACGCCGGGTTAAGATTAAAAGGAGAACCCATAGGAAAGGCTGTTAAGTCATTTATTGGGTCATTTAGTAAGAAGAGCTTGCCCGGATAAACATCAGTATCCGGGCGAAGGCCAGAGCCTTTCTTACCCTTGAAGGCCTGAAGGGTAGAGATCTTAAAGTTGTCCACAAGTGTATTATAGAGGCTAAAGAGCGCCTCATCATAGGCCTGCGTCATCTCTATAACACCGAGACCGTTGATACCATAGTCTCGTGGGCCATAGCGAAACATGGTGAGGGGCCACTCGCAGTAGGTGTCTTCCTCTAGGCGGAGGATTTCGCGTAAATCAGGATGGACTGTGAGCACATACCGTCTGTAATCACCTTTAGTGCCAAGGTCAAAATGCAACCAGTATTCGCGGAGGTTAATTCGTTTAAGGGAGGAAGGCTCTTCAGCAGCGCGTCGCTGAGCGGTCTCATCGGCTTCGGGTTGCTGAGCTTCAGACTTGAGGATGTTTTCGGAGATTTCGTAGTTACCAATAAATTTTTGTTCACGGGCCATCTCCTTAGTCCAACAAAGTGTTCGGCCCCACCAAGGCATCTTATCAAGCTCACTAAAGCCTCCAGGGAAGCGAAGGTCTTTCATAGGTATTGCTTCGCAGACAACACCGTTACGAATAACATCGGCAACCTTTGTCTTGATACCGAGGATGCCTTTCTTCATGCGCATACGAGTTTCGCGGACCCAAGGTGTTAAGATAGCGCCAATACCAAGACGGACACACTCAAACATTGCTTTACGCATCTCTCGATAGAGACGCATCTCAGCTTGTACTTTATAGTCAAGGAACTGTTCAACCGTCTTCGTAACTGTGGTCCACGCAGAGTCACGTGTGGGTCTTGCGGTCCAAAAAGGCCGGTAAGCAAAAGAGGTGTTCATAAGACGCGCTGTAATACTATCTACGAAGGTCGCCCCCATCATGATTGGGAAGCACGACATCCAATCAGCACGCCGAGCTTTAACAACGCCATAGTAAGTGTTGTTCCATGCTTCGCGTTTTTTCTGGATGGGCTCAAAGACATCGCGGTCAGCAATCGCACCTTCTTCGAGGATGTAATCTAGAAGACGCTTCTTAGTAGCATTGTCTATACGTATTGGGTCGCCCATTAACCTTTCCTTCTTGGTTTCCAACCGTGTTTGAAAGCTCGAGCTACACGTTCCCAATTAGCCCGCTTCCGAGCGCTCTTGAACTTCAAGATCCTCCCTGAGGACGTACGAATGCGGTTGCGTGATAGTTTCATCAAATACCTGTATACTGACTTAGGCTCTTATAGTAACGTTGGTCGGTAAGACGCTCAAGTTCCGCATCATCATCGCTCTCAGGTGACTGCATCATCGTCATGAGCCACGCCCAAGCATCAAGGCCGTCCTTTGTGCGCCCGTTAGGAAAGCTGAGGTACTCCTCAATAAAGCAAGCGCAGTCACGGTGTATGTAAGCTAAGTCTTTTGCGAAGAACGCGCAGCCGTCACGAATACGCGGATCTTTAGATTGGGAGGTGTCTCTTGGTAGGGAGAATATGTTTGGTCTGTCTGGTTCCTTCTTCCAGATTTCATTGGCGAGAGGTGCAAGAGCTACTTGGTATCCGAAGGCCTCAACACCAAAGCAGATTGGGTGCCACTTAAGATGGAGACGCATAATGTTATTAAGAAGCGTAACTGGATCACTACGTTCTGCATACTCCTCAAGTAAGAAGCGCCGCCCCTTAGGATCGATCCCACCTAAAGTAATGAAGTTACGTGAGGTCATCTTCTGTGCTGGGGTTGTTGAAACAGCGTGTCTTAGGTCGACCGCTGCGTAGATATTAAAGCGCCCGTAGGGGACCTCTTCTCCGGACTCTAGAAGAACGCCCTTCTTAGTACGTTTGTAGTAGTGAAGATTCTGTGGCTTGAGCTCCGCAACTGAAGCGTCTGAAGGATTGTTCATCCATTGGGTTGCGAAGTTATATGGATCGGTTTTTTGTTTATTGAGTAACCATTCCATTGAGTACATCTCAGGGAAAATCGGTTTACCACCCTCGATTGCTTGGCGATAGTAGACTTTGTACTCGGGGTGTTGTTCCATGATGAACGCAGCTAGGTCAATATGGGACCAGTGATTCATAACAACGACAATTGTCTTGTCTTCGATAGGAGGTTTTAAGAGCCCTTCGCGCTGTTCAAAACGATCGGTAAGCTGTTTCATGAGTTCGGGTTTGTTATAAGTGTTTTCGTCTACGAGGTCGTCGTAAACAATGTAGTCGTAGTGGCGGGATGTTACACTAGTATCTTGTCCTGCAGCTTCCCATGTGGCCTCAGGCCAGTCTTGTGCACGGGGTAGACAAACTTCGTCTTTGTTCCACCGAGTCGAAAGCTCAGGTTTCAGTTCAGGGTAAATTGTGCGGAGGAGCGTACCACGTTCAAACTTACTACGGATTTGCCCCACGAAGTGCACAGCGTTCCTCATCGTATTTGCTACAACAAGGCCGGTCTCATTCGGATTTCGAAGGCCTCGCCAGAGGGGGTAAGAAATAGTGTAGATCGTGGACTTATAATGGTCTCGTGGAACGAGACACAGGATACGTTTATATTGCTCTGCGGCCTCGGCGATAGAGGCCATCTCGTAATGTAAATGGGGCGTGAGATGCCGATATCCGAGGAGCGCTTGCGCTGTGAAAAAGAGACTGTTATGTGTACGATCTCGTAGTTGCTCTGGGAGCTCATTTACTTGTGTCGGCAACACTGTGCTTTCCTACGGGAACATCCTTTCCCGACTTTAAGAGGTCATCAACGCCCTTTGCGCTAAGATGGGCACGACCTTCCTTTTCACGGGCGAGCGCGGAAGTAAGGATCTCGGCTTCTAGTGAGTCAATCTTGATGACGCGTTCCTCAACGATCTTGGAGGTCTTAGCATAGCCTGCGCGGTCAAGAAGATCCTGTGAGATATTCATTATAACTTGTTCTGAAGCGGCGGTCTTCTGAAGAGCGCAAAGGCGGTCAAAGGAGGTAAAGGCCGCCTGTTGCAACTCTTCTCGGAGGTTTCGAGCATCGGACTCGAGGGTCTTGTCGATCCCCTTGTACATTTTTGCCTGAAGCAGAGCGAGCGTTTCTTTGAATTCAGGCTTACGCATAACCCTTCTGATGGTTTCCTCTTTGATACATGTTGCCTGAGAGATCTCGGAGGGTTCTTGCTTTAGAAGCAGTCGCCTCGCGATCTCGCCATACATCAAAGAGAATTGGACTTGCGTACGTCCCATGCTTTATGTCTCCTATAGAACTCTGTTCTATTGATTATAATATAAGGTAAAATGAGGTAGGAAGCAACAGGTTATGCTTGTTTCAAGCTTTGCCTGGCGATTGTGGCAATCAGCGTGGCTTCCACGCCCACGCCTTGCTTGGCGGGCGCAAAAATTGCCAAAAATTGGAGAGAGTGCCATATATGAACAAATCAAATTCGCTACATGGGGGTATGCTATGTTAAAATACATGTGTATGAAACTCATTCACTACGGTCACACGTGCTTCGATCCAACACTGTGGACTGAACCTTATCAACGTCTAGGCAATCCGAAACCTTATGGAGGTCTCTGGACGAGTCCTAAGAATAGCAAGTACGGCTGGAAGTACTGGTGTGAACAAGAAGACTTCTATATAAACAAACTCCAAGAGTTCTTTGAACTAACAATTGAAGGTAACATTCTTACAGGCGATAAGAACACAGGTCATATAAACCTAGATAGACTCAAATACCTCAAAGTAGATGCTATCTACCTTCCAGAGTCGCAAATATGGAACAAAGCCTTCTGGGGTTGGGATTGCGAGACAGTCCTAATCCTCAACAAAGATTGTATTAAATAGGTTCGCTTACCTTGAAAGGAGTTACCATGTACGACATACTTGGTGTCGTCGCAGAAGTAATCATACTTACTGTCTGCATCGTATGTATTGCATCGTTGATTCGTAATCATTGTAAGTAATTCGAGCGAATAGCTCTGAAAGGAGTACACCATTCCGCACACTTGTCAAAAGTGTGGGACGCACTCTCGTCCTCGTAAAGAAGGCGAACGTCCTTCAAAGTCTCTTAAACGGAATCGACGGTATCACCACGACTTACAATCGTGGAAGAACTATCGTCGATATCAATCTCGTTAGTAAGTAGGTTCGCTCACCTTGAAAGGAGGTGATTACTGTGTGGCACAATTATACCTTTAACAACCATCGGTTGTGGTTCCTCACGCTCGGCAGACATATCCGAATCGCTAAGACGGATAATGACTACGGCAACGTCTACCTTAGTATTCGGGTATGGCGACTTGAGATCCTGTGGGCTCTCAACGAAAATGTAGGCAACTGATCGTTATAAGGGCTTCGGCCGCCGACGGCAGTAGCTGAAGTCCATCTCAACTCTGAAAGGAGGCAACATGACCTGGTTCATCGATTGGATGACCACCCTCATCGTTGAGAACGGTAACAGCTAACGTACCGACGAACCGTTAGCAATCTCTAAGGAGGTCAACATGACCATCGACAGAAAGGTTTATCCTTTCATGGCGTGTTGCACGCTCTGTGGTGAACAGATCGCTGACAAGGACGAAGCGGTCCAAGTAACCTCAGGCGTGATCAACGACGCCAGCTTCGAGAAAGAGGACTACCCAGTTCTCTATCACGCAGCCTGCTTTGACAAAATGGTAAGGTAACAGCTAGTATACCTTCGAACTACTAGCATCTTAGGAGGTACCATGTCCAAGTCAAACGCTTGGGATGCAACCTCTTGGGAAGAACTGGCCGAGTTGGTCAGCCTTGAAGAAGTTTGTGTTGCCCTTCGGCAGCGCGAACTCAATCGTGGCTACCACAAAACCCAGTATCTCAAGAGGCAGGCCCTTCTCGCGAAAGCGAAAGAAGCCGGCATCACGCTGGACGACTAACGTCGTAACGGCTCTGAGGTACGAGCCGACGATCGTACCTCAACCTACACTTCATTAGGAGGTACTATGAAGTACGTACCAGATGAGTGTTGGTTCTGTGGGAAGGCGTTGCGGCCTGGCGCGTATGTCGTGCAGGTTCAGCTCGCCCGCGTCAGTGCAGACGGGATCCACTCCCGTACGCTCAAGCATGGCCTGTACGATCTGGCCTGCTTAAACTGCGCGTGCAAAGCGCGTATCCCCGGAATCAACCTAGGCAACCTGGCGGCGTGTGCTCCGAAAGGATGGACACGTCAAGTCTCCACTCTCAATCTCCAACGGCTCTACCACAACGAGTACCCAGACGAGACAGAAGACTTCCCGAGAAACAGGCGGGCTATCGTCGCACACATTCGGCAGTATGTGTAAGTAAGGAGGTAATATGAGAATCCAAACGAGGAGTCGCTCTCCTCCTACGTAAAGCACCTTCCTTACAATTGAATCCTTAACACACTACTGTCCGCGCGGGGCGCGGCCGGCCAGATGGGGACAAGTCTGCCTCAATATTTGACCACGCAACGCGCGCTAATATCTTAGATGTAAGATACAAGATTCTACGTTACCTGGTCAGTAAAACTTGACTTTTACTAAAAAAGACGTATATTATATATAGAGAGAGAAATATGAGACACAACAAAAGGAGACAACATGGAAGACAGTACACTTGCTGACAAACGTTTTCATATCTTATACCCCAACGAAGCTTCGACTCACGAAGAGATACGTCAAGTGTACAAGGATTACATGTTCCACGTAGGCGAAATCGCTATCCTCGGTCACAGAAAAGGATTTTATCACGTCAACGAAGCGAGTAAGCTTGAAAAACTCCTCACTCGTTGGCTAAATCTAAAGGAGGGACAAAATGTCCAAGAAAAACGCGTGGGAAGCGAGCTCGTTTGACGAGCTCAGGGAACTCATCAGCTTCGCGGAACTCATTCAGGCACTCCGCGACCGAGAGAATGCGCGGTTGGCTCATAAAAAGGCCTACCTCAAGCGCCAGGCTCTCATCAACTGGGCAAAGGAGCACATCGACACCGAAACGGTGTAACATCGCAAGGAGACAACATGACGGGTAGGGAACCGCGACGTAGGCACTTTATCGGTCTTGATGTATGCGCTCTATATATAGAAATAGTATGTGATATATCAGATATTAATATATTGCTTGTCTATGAAAAAGGCCGTTGCTTGTCTATCTATGTATAAGAAGCATACATCAAGACCTCGAAGGCTTTGCTTGGCGTTTTCGCAAGAGCGAACGTAGAGAAGTAAAAGCCGGTAACTTCACGGTCACAAAAACTTGCTTTTTGAGACAAAAATCGTCATATTATATTAGAGAGAGATATATGTTTCAACATCAAAGGAGGTAACTGGCACCTACAAGTCAGATGACATAAGGAGTCTCTAATGAAATTCGTCACCGCTCTCATGAAGTTCTTCGGCAAGAAGCAGGATCAGACAATCCAGCAATTCCTCGACGAGGCCAAGCGCCTCACGCTGGATGACAAAGTCGAGCTCAAGACGCTCCTCGAAGCCCAGCTCAAGGAGAAGCTTGAGGACTAAGTGACAGACGAAGAACTCCAGCGCGCCTTTCGATACGCGCTCCAGCGCTCCGCTGTCAAGCAAAGGAGGCGACACATGGTCGAAAAAGGGATGGGTACATACAGTACCCGAGCCGACGTAAGACTACAACTCTCGAAGTCGCAGCTCTACAACTTCATGAAGGATTGCCTAGAGATTATGGCATCACGTCCTATCAACTACGGAGAGCTCTACACACTACAAGTGACTACTACAGGCAACTCCGTTGTCCTTCGCGTCTGGGAACACTCAGGCGAGGAGCCCTCAGGCAAGACTCTCATCAAGATGAGAACGTTCTACGACGAGGACGTAGACCTTTAAGGCTCTTGCCGGCAGGACTGCCTCATGAAGCAACTCACTTCACTACTCATTAAGCCCGTAGGGGCGAACTGCAACTCGACCTGTAGCTACTGCTTCTATGCTAAGAGGCGCAAGGGACGTATGCTAAGCGGAACGCTACAACAGCTTCACGCACAGCTCCTAGCTGTCCCAAATGCTGTGTGCCTCAATTGGCAAGGTGGTGAGCCAACTCTCATGGGCCTGCCTTTCTACGAGAAAGCAGTCGCGTTACAGCAACACCTACACAACTTCACCTTTAACACGTTACAGACCAACGGGCTCCTTTTAGACGCCCGTTGGGTGGCTTTTCTAAAGCAACACAACTTCGTAGTCGGCCTCTCACTAGACGGTAGTGAAGCACTACACAATATCTACCGACGCGACTGGCAGCTAACTATAGACACCCTAAAGCGCCTGCAAGATGCAAACGTTGAGACACACATCCTCTGTACCATCAACAACGTTACTGTGGAACGCCCACATGATATCATTGAAACCTTCCAGCGCCTCGATGTCCCAAAGGTTCAATTTATCCGCATCGCCGAAG